GTCATTAAGGTCTTTTAGCATAGGAGGCCAAGCCCTCCAAAAAGTAAAGAAAAGCCACGAAAACTTAGGTGATTATAATGAAATCAGCAAGTTAGAGTTGCATGAAATTACTATATGCGAAAAAGGAATTAACCCCGAAGCGAGGTTCGATATTTTGAAACAAGATAAAGGAGACATAAACATGAGTGAAAAACTAGAAAAAGCATTAGCGGAGTTAGATACTTTGCTAGAAGAAGTAAATACGCTTCGTAAAGAAGAAGAGTTGCTAGACGATGAGAAAGGCATGCATGAAATGAAAGATGATGATGACATGGAAAGAGGAGACTACGAAATGGCTGATGAAGACATGGAAGAGGCTGATGAAGAAGGCGACAAAGAAGCCGGAGAATACCAAGATGCTGAAACCAAGGCTTACTTAAGAACTCTTGATGGTGCAGGAAACCAAATTGGAGAACCTGCTGACCGTATTGTAATTAACAATGGTAAACCAACTTCATCCGATATGCCAGTAGTAAAGTCTTTTGGTAACGGTGAATTTGACACACTAGATTTGTCAGTTGGAAACATCGAGAAGGCTTACGAGGCTTTCCGACAAGAGCAGTTAGAAACTCTTGCTTATGATAACCTAAAGAAATCATTTGAAGCAAGATTCGCTACTGAAGTTACATCAAGAGAAAACACAATCGCAAAGGCAAACTATGATGCGGCTAGCGAGATTGCTTCTCTTAAAGATGAATTTACACAACTAAGGAAATCATTGACCGCAGAAAAGGAAACTATTCTAAAGGCTCAAGAAGAAGTACAAGCAAAACTCCCAAGTATGGATGAAATGGCTAACATGGATTGGTCGGACATTCACAAGATGGTAGGGGGAATTTAAGATGACAGGATATATTAATACAATCGCAGACTTAGAAGCAAGCACATATGGAATAAACAATCTACCTGCCGGTAACGCTCTTTTGAAGCAAGCCGGTGCTATTGGTGGAATACACACAGGACACGATGGTTCTCCGGCATTTTCCGGTAGTGCTGTTAGTGATGTATCTGCACTTTACAATATTGTTTACGGACAAAAAGTATGGTCAATGTTGAATAGAGAAGTTAACGCTCTTTCAATGATTTCAAAAAGACCTTACAGTTCTAGCGGATGGAGAGTTCTAAAGTCAAGACCTTCCGGTGGAAGCGGTAACTTGTTTACTGTTGATGCAAGTGGAACAGAAAACTTAGCAGAACTAGGTTCGGATAGCCCAAGAGCAGATATGATTGGTGGTGTACCGGAGAATGCGGCACTATCAACAGCACAAGATGGACTTGGCCCGATTGCACCAACTTACGCTCAACTAAACATGAGTCCTAAAGTAGTTGCACACCAATTTGATTTCAGTGAACTTGCTATGGAAATGGCACAAATTGATGATGGAATTGGCGATATTAGAGCGCAAATGCGTGAAGATATGGGTAAGCATCATGCTGAAGTACAAAACAAAATGTTGGTTATGCCACTAGAACATTATGGTGAAGTCGCCGCTATGCCAAATATCGGAAACAACTATACTTCTCTAAACAAGGTTATTACCTCAAGAGCAGAACTATTAGCAATTGATGGTGGAGTTCTAGCAACTGATACAACATCCGCTTCTAACGCACTAGGAAAAATCTACGGTAGTGAAAGATTCTCCGCAGCCTCTTTCCTTGATGCAGAAGTAGACTTTGGTAGTGGCTACGCTTCCGGCGATGTTCGTTCATTGACCCTAACAAGACTTAACGATATGATTAGAAATCTAAAATTAGCCGGCGGTTCTCCAAAGGTTATTCTAACTGGATATGATACAATTCAAGCACTTGCTGATTTGTTACAAAGTCAAGAAAGATTCATGGACAGAAAAGAAATCGTACCAACAGTAAACGGTGTTAGAGGAACTAAAGGCCAAGAAATGGGCTTTAGAGTTGCTACTTACTACGATATACCACTTATCCCAGTTAAGGATATGTGTCAAACTGGCGGTGCTTCAACAAAACTAAGTGACCTATTATTCCTTGATACAGACCATTTGTGGCTTTCAGTAATGAAACCTACACAATACTTTGAAGACGGAATCGCTAATGGTAATCCATTTGGTGTAGGAACTCTAGGAAACAGGGCTTTGTATCGAACAATTGGTGAAGTAGGATGTTCCTTCTTCCGAGGTCAAGGAAAGATAACAAACATACAGTGAGGAAAAAAGGAGAGGATATATATGGCATTTACAACAGTAATACATTTAGAAATGAACTTAGAAGGAAACAGAAAATTGGTATGTGGTCAAACCACATCCGATAGCGCAGACGGTGATATTGTAACCGGACTTTCTTTAATAGAAAGTATCGTAATTACACATAAAGGCGCAGCAGTAGAAGCAGCAGCGGCTACAATTAAGTCAGCACTACCGCTAGCAAGTGGAACTGCTAACTTAATTTGCACAAGCGGCGATGTAGTTTACTTTCAAGCAATTGGACAGTAAGGTGATTAATAATGGCACTAACAGTAACATTATTAGCAGACCATAAAGGAGTTACCCGACCTAAAGTTAGTGGCGACGAATATGTGGTTGATGCACTAATAGACATGGACACTTACGCTTCCGGTGGTTTAGAAGTATTGGCTTCCGCACTTGGTCTATCAACAGTTACTCAAGTTATTGTAACAGGACAAGATTCAGTAGTTGGATTGGTTGTTCCCGAAGTATCGGCAACAGGTTTGTATGCAGGAACTACCTCATTCAAACTTAATGTAATAATCGGAACAAGCGGTGCTAACGAAGAAGGCGGTTCGGTTGACTTTGGCTCGGTAAGAGTAAGAGCATACGGAAACCTTTGAGGTGGCTTGATTGGTAACAGTTAGATTAACTGATGATTCTAAAATCGGTAGGCTTAACATTACACCAAAACAAGAAATAAC